CAGAAACCGCTTTCTGTAGTTCACCAATCTCAGCGATGTATTGTTCTTCTGTGATCTCACCAGCAGCCAGTTTTCCTGCCCAATATCGTACAATAGCCTGTTGAGCAGTTTTATCGCCAGCCACAGCCCTAGACTTTGCTTCAGCTAGTATTCTAGCATTCTCTAGTTTAGCGTCGTTGATCCCCTCAGCAGAGTCTAGTTTAAGACCAAGCAAGCGTTCTTGAGCCATAACCTTTGGATCGACTTTAGACAGAGTATCTGCTAAGGCAAATGACCCCTCAGCACCAGCTTGACGTTGTGCTTCCGGTAGTTGTTGATTATACTGGTTTTCAATACCACGGAACATGTTACCAAACAGACGTTCCTTAGTACCCTTAGTCTCCAACTCAGATTGTTCTGACTTCTGTTTAAATTGCTGTAGATTACGAGCAGTTTGACCAGCAGCTAGATTTGACATACCCTGTCCAGAGATGGTATCTCGCATACCAGTTTGGTACTCGTCGCTAGTCTTATATTGACCTGCTTGTAGGTTTTGCTGTAACTGGGCAACATCAATCGGTTGTACTTGCTGCTCACGCTGATTAGCTAGGAACTGTTTAATCAACTCCTCCTGAGCAGACATATCAGCATTGGCAGCATTAAAGCCTTGATAAACCGCACCAAGACCAAACTCAGGTTTGTAGCCAGTTTCGATCATAGGTAATGCCATTATTGCTGACTCCGAGCAAGCATCTGAATCAGAGCAGCTTGTGTCTCAGGTGACATTTTAGCAGCCTGACCAGCACTGTTCATCTGAGCAGAGTTAGTAGCAGTATTAGTCATATAACCAAGTGCTGACATCATTGGTGATGTGTAACCTTGTGTGTCATACTTCTGTGCTTGTAGCAGTTGTTCTAATCCAGAACCATTTGGACTGATATTAGCACCAGCCGGATTCTGTAGGCTGTTCATGTACTGCTGCGCGATCTGGGCTTGTGCAGCAAGCATGGTAGGACTACTAGTAGCAGAGTTAGAACGACGGCCAGCAGCAGCATCCTTGATAGCTTGCATACGCTGAATCTGATCTACCTGAGCCTTAACCATCGGCTGACCATACGGATTTTGCATGGTAGCTGCTAGTTGTTGTTGCATGGCATCACGCATTGAGCTTGCACCCATAGCACTAGCACCAGCAGAAGCAGAGTCATAGGGAGACAGACGTTGTTGCTGTTGTTGTACAATATTCTGCATACCAGTTGCTTGCTTCTTATTCTGGCGACCTTCCATTAAAGCACCAAGCCCGGCTACTAAACCTTGAGCACCTTTACCTCCTAACGCACCATTAGAAGAAAACAATTTGGACAGAAAATCAGTAGTACCAGAACCAAAACCTTGTTGTGGTGTTTGGCCCATACCCAAATCACCGTAACCTTGATAACCACCTTGGGGTGTTATATATCCCTGAGCTTGACCATTACCACCCATAAATACATCAGATATACCACCTTGCTGGTCTAGACCAGCTTGTTGCCAATTCCCCATACCCTCGTATTGAGGCATCATGTCTTGATAATTACCAAAGTTCCAGTCATTTTGATTTTGTAGGTAGTTTGAACCAGATTGTGAATTGTCAGTTAAGTCTGAGTTATAATCACTGCCCATATTGTCGTCTAGCTGACCCTGAAGATCAAAGTCGTTATAATCATCCATGTTATTTCCTTACACGTAAAAGTTAGGTGCTTTGTTCTTTGTTGGAACACCTGTAGATTGATAATGAGCATCAGCCAAGAACACGAATGGTTTTGCTCCACCATCCATAGTATTAGCAGCTAACTTAACACGTACAAGTATTAGCCCATCAGGTTCAAACAAATTACTGTCAAGTCTTGTGGCATCCCCACCAGCAATAGAAATAGCTGTCTCTGCAATCATGTGTTGATACTGCGTAGTTGAAGCTGTTTGTGTTACTGAGACAGTCTTAGGTGCCGAGAATGCAGCTTGATTGTGTCCCTTTGCATAAGTAACTTCAAAGTCAAAAGTCACTGAACCTGTCGTTACTGTTGCTGAGTTATGCGCCCAATGTGTGTGCAAGTAAATATCAGAACCGGGAACATAATCATGTAACAAATGATAACTAATCCATACAACATCATTAACGTCAAACCGATAACAAGAGATATTACCCTGAAAGACTTCCCAAGTTGGATCAGTTGGGCCTACACCTTTTACCTCAATTGGGCCTAACATATCATGCCAACCAAAAGTAGGTGCAGCAGGTTCTAGTTTAATTCCCTCACTAATAGTACCACTCATTACTACTGTATCGTTAGCAGTAATAGTATCAAAAACAGGATTATTTCCTGTGAGATTTGCATGATCTGATTGTGATAAGTGATACATTTGACCAGCACTACCACCCTGTAAGCTTTGCATGTTGTTATGATCTCGCAAAGCTATGTCAGTGATGTTAGAACCAGCAAAGTTAATAATGTACCAAGGAACAGAGCCAGATGTTGATACGTAGTTACGTAACTGTCTGTACCACTCTAGCCAAGTGAAGGAACCCGGCTTATCATTGATTGGTGGTGGAGGTAATGTTGCCATTATGAACTACCTTTTGTATAAGTACATTCTAAAGACTCAAGCCTTAGTGGATAATCAATACTATGAGTAATCCTAAAAGCCCTACGTCTAAAAGAACCAAGCCTGTGGAAAGCAGGAAAGTCGTCAGTGAGTGTAATAGTCTTTGGATTAGACCAAGTTTGATAGTCATCATCTGTATAGTTCAAAGTAATTTGATTTCCAATTTCATACCTATCACTTACCATTATAACAGAATGTAGGAACTTACGCACGTATGTATCCATGTCATACTTGTTAGTTACAACCTCAACAAGAATTGGCATTGTATCATCAAGATTCTTATCTACATCTAGTTTGTATAGCGCACCGTTGGATGAGTGTAACAGGTATGCAGCACCAGTGCCATTATCTGCCATGTAATCATAACTAAACACGGCATGACTGCCAGCATTGTTTGAAGACCATTCATGCCATAGCTTTTCGTCAGTATCATAAACCAGAGTCCTACCTAATGTTTTAAGGTGAATCATGTAGAACATGTGACCCTTAGTCCTAAGACCAAAGCCACGGCAATCTGTCATGTCAGTCTCGGCGTCTAGGATACGTTCAATATACTCGTCAGATACCTTCTTAGGTTGGAAACCTTCAATCAACCATACTGCCCTACCACCAGAGTCAGACTGTGACACGTAAGCACAGAACTTTTCATTCTGATAAATACAGTGTGGTGCAGCAGTACCCATCTGGATTGTTGTAGAGTCATTACGGCTTAAAGGTGATCCAGAAGAATTGGCAGCATCGTAGAAGAACTCAATTGAGTTACCACCAAACACAACCACTTGGTTATTCTGTCTAGCCAAGGCTCTGACAGGATCAGGGAACATTTCAGCAGATAGGAAGTTATCCGCTGACCAGCGTGAAGGTTGGTCTAGATCACAATTATAAACATCACTACCTTTAGCCAGAATGATATACCCGTCAATAAAAGTTGGTACCGAGATATGTGGAGATGGGAAGTAATTTAACGTGCATTCGGCTGTAGCAGTGGAAGTACCTGTAAAAGTATGTGCAGTACCAGTACCAACAGAAGTCAAGTTAATAGCCGTACCTGCCAAAGCATCCGCAGAGGAAGCTGCTAGTTTAATAGTATCATCATCTACTCTGATGATATAGTAGGTAGTACCAGAAACAAGCCCACCAATAGCACTGCCAGCCCCGACACCGTACGCAACGGCGTTACCTGTGCCGTAGGTATGCCCTGTCAGTGTTATGGCCTCTGTGGTCGTATTAACGGCTGTAGAAGGGTCAAATGTTAGTAGTGGTGCATCAACAGTTACCGTCGGTGCTGTTACATAACCAGTACCATAGTTACTGATACTAGCTGATAGTACTGCACCGTTAGACACAACACCCGTTGCCACTGCACCACCCGCACCACTAAAGGTAAAGTTAGGTGCAGAACCGTAACCAGCACCAGATGTAAGCATGGTGACATTGTACAGCGACGTTGATGTAATAGTTACAACAATACCAGATGTGTCAATAGTCCAGCCATTAGTACCATCACAGATAAACAAATAATCACCACTTGTAGCTGAGTTGGCTATAATCATACCAACATGTCCGGTTGAACCTGTCAGTGTAATCTTTTCTACAGGACTAACTGCATCTTCATATACCTTGTTACCAACTGCTATATAGAACTTACCGTTAAAGTAAATAACACCACGACCCTCACCAGTACCGTAATCACGATACGGTGTTAAGCCCGGTCGCTTGTTTAGGAATATCTTTGTATTCTCTAACTGCTCTACCTTGCGAGTCTCAGGAAACATATTAACAAACCGTTGATCCTTACTAGGAGAATACCCACGGTTTGTGTATGCACCAATCAAAGGTAAGCGAGTTGTTTCTGGCTTACCTATTTGCTTTGCTTGAGCCATTCTTTGTCCTATCTGCAATTGCTTTAGCTAGACCAGTTATATTCCTAGCAGTCTGCTGGTTCTTTGCATCTGTCTTTTTGTCTAGTGTATTTGTACCTGATGCAGTGGAGTTTAAGAATCCATGTAAGCCACCAGACATGGCACCATACAAGGAACCAGCAATAGGGCTATTCTTGTTAAACAAACTATTGATACCACCAGAAGCAGCACCACCAGCCATTTTGCTAATCACTTGACCAAGACTGTCTGTAGCACCAGCCGCAAATCCACCAGCAAGACCTCCTAATGCACCGCCAGCGGCACCACGCAGAGTACCCTCAACACCACCCCCATTAATAGCAGAACCTGCCGCAGAAGCTAAAGCACCATCAATCATACTGGCATAAGAAGTAGTGCTTCCTTCTATGAGCGGGGTTGTGCTTGCACCTAAGAATTCACCAGCACCACTAAATGCGTCTGATACTAAGGCTGTCCCTAGTGATCTAGCTGCGCCTGTCCAGCCATCGGCAGTGGCAGCATCATAAGAATCCCCAAAGGAACCCCCATTACCAATAGCGTCTGTAGCACGACCAACACGAGTGCTACCACCAAATGTTGGCATTTGCAAAACATACCCCAAGATTGGATCAATAATCCTACCAACATCTTCGTGGAATGATTTTCCAAATAAGGCATTACCAATAGCACCGGGAGTGTAGTAAGCAGCACCAGTCTTGTGAGTTTCGCTTCCTTGGTTACGAGCAAAGGCATCGTTGTTTGTCCAACCGGGTGAGTTTGCAGCATTTTCTGGTGTAATTGTGTAACGTCCTGAACCAGAATTATCTTTAATGGTATTAGAAGACCACCAGTTTGGATTCTGATATTGTCTTCCCATTGCGGCGTAACCATTATCCCATTCGTTAGTTTCCTTCTTGGCAGAAGTCCAACCATTACCAGATTTAGATGTATTTAGAATATCCCACTGATTTATTATAGGATCAACAGTGCCTTGTTGATTATATCCTAACAACTGACCATCATAAATAATAGGCTTGGAACCATACAATGTATTTAAACCAGACACAGGATCAGCTAGATTATTGCCACCAAGAGATTTAGAATCTGACCAGTTACCATTGACGCTACCATAGTTTAATAACTGACCTAATGTTTCCCAGTTACGTAGTTCATTACCTGTAATATGTTGCTGTGATAGAGCTTTCTGTGCTGTAGCTGCACTTGCTTCATCACCATAAAAACCAATACCACCAGCAGAGAAGCCATTAATCAGTTGCTCGTATGTTGTTGGTGCTGCATTACCCATATCATCTAAAATAGGCATACCAAAATTATCAGTTTTAGGAGTAGCAGCACGATAATTGTTAGCCGTAAGCCAGTCGTTGTTTGGCGTTCTAGTAAAACTGTTAGGTACTGTTGTATAAGCAGCATCTGGTAGAGTAGCTGCTTGCCACTGTGTTGCAGCTTGTGGTTTATATAAAGGTGTCTGATATTCTTTAATAGTATCAGCTAGGGACTTATATCCTGTTCCAAGCGATTTACCGTTAGACATAATATTATACTGACCTTTACCTAGATCAATATCATCGGCATCCTGAGTACCCCAAGATGCTTTGTTCATATCATAATTAGAGTAGTAGAAGTCCTGACCACCCAACTTTGCTGTGGAACCACCCATAGCCCCAACAAGAGAAGTATCAATATCTGGGGGTAGTTCTTTGCGACCAGCCCCCCAAAACTCAGACGGTTGTGCTGCTTGTTGTATTGTAGGTTTATTCTGTAGAGCAAAAGCGCCCGGATCACTAGTACCCAGACGCATCATCTCATTACGCTGACGCTGGCTACCTAACTTCTGTCGATTGATTGTATCAGCAATTTGGCTTTGGTCAAAGACCTGACTAAGATTTTGTGCTGCCATTACCAGCCCCTTCTTTCAACCCCAAAATAAAGAGAACCTTCTTCTAGGCCGAAGTTTAGCGCATCATTTTTAATCACTGTCATCTCTTGCCAGAGTAACTTACGTGCAGTTGCATCTACACCGTACTCAGGAGCAAGGCGTGTAGCTAGTCCATAGGCAATTGCATCATACCATTCTTGTGGAAAGTCTGGTGTATCTGTACTAGCATCAAAGTCCTCAAAGGGACGTTGATAGACAAGAGTGATTGTATTAGCAGCCTGTTCTACAGTAGATGGTACAGGGAAGACATACAGATCACCGTATGATACTTGTGGGTCATAGTAAATCTGAATTGGATTACCGGCAGAAGTCTTGTTACCCAACATATTGTATTCTTGTTTGGTAAGTATCCGCATTGGAATATCTACGTTAGAAGTCACAGAATGATTGTAGGCTTGGATAATCTTGAGTGGCTTAGGGGTAGGTATAACCTGACCTAAACCAATGCGGTAGGAGGCCACTGTAGCAGTCAGAGGGACACTATAGGACTTCAATGCCCATAGTGGCATACCGTCAGCTTGCCATGCCTTAACCAAACCATTTAAAGCATGAGCAGCTTCACTTGTCTGGTCTGTAGTTGGAGTCTCTCCTTGAGCAAGAACACCGATTAAGCGTAATGCCCTTTTAATAATATCGTCCCTTGTTACAGAGAAATCGGTGCTACCTGAAGTCATATTGTATCCTTCTTAATTCATAACTTAACGTGATCTTTAACCCAATAAACTAGAGCAGTCATAGGAGCTACAATGTATATCAACGCTTTTAACATAATTACTATACCTTTAGACTTTTGTAGTATATCTATTAACTCTTCTACATGAGGTCTAAGGTGTGCCTCATCTTCTATATGTGAGGTTATTTTACCACTAACTTCTAACAGTAATGTCCATATAGAGTCTAAGGAAGGCTCTTGTGTTTTATCCATACTTACTTACCTTCCCACACATTAGTATATTCCCTTAAACCATAATCAACCCCAACCTGAGCGCAATCCGCAGCAGCATAGTCAGCTAAACATTGCCTAGAGTAAGCAGTACAAGCTAAGAATGTAAAGACTAATTCAGGGATAGGTCTAGAGAATGGCACAGTAATCTTGTCTTGTTTTGATTTAACAAAGTCCTGTGGATGGCGTTGTTCTAGATCATCTTTGCAAACAATGAAACCATCCCACCTGTGGTAAGTCTCATGCGCTTTAAGTTTCTTTGAGCAAACGTCACACGTAATGTTATGAGAGCCAGAGGTGAAATAGTTTTTAGACATTATTACCCACCGAAATAGACTATAACCGTAGCACCCGTACCAGTAAGATCAACATAAATCCCGTTTTCAAATAAAACCGGATTTTCAAAAATAATGTGGTTCATTAGATTAGCGCCTAAGCATTTAGCTTTAACTCGAATAGTTCCAGAGGCTGCTGTGTTATCAAATAAATCAACTGTTGCTGCGTTAGTCCCATCTGTAAAAACGCTAATAGCATTAATACGATTACGACCAGTAAAAAGTAGGGCATCAGCATTAAGTACACCACTAGAAATTGAAGTTGCCATTGTTATACTCCTGTATAATTCAAAGGTAAAAAAATAGGGAAGTAGATTCTTGTTAGTTTCTACTCCCCTATGGACATCACTCTATCAGATAGAGAGACCTTGTGGTGGGATTGTGTATTCCACCTTAACGATTACTGGATTGGTTAGCGTTGCACTAGCCTTAAGATATACCAGTTTATCTGCCGTTAGCTGTACGCCAACACTTGCACCAGTCTGCGCTCCTGCGGTAGCATAACCAGTAGAGTTAGGTGCAAAAGAATCAATCAGTTCAACACCACCATTGGTAAAACCAACGTTGATCGTCTGCGTGGTATTAGCACCCGCACTAATTGTATATACACCTGTTACTACTGCGTACTTGGGAAGACCAAAAGCAGCAAAGCCGGTATCGGCATCTGCGGCTACAATCTTACCCATCTTAATGTACGTTTCGCGTGAGCTAGGAGTAGTTTGAGTTACTCCCGCTGGACCTACAATACCTACTGCCATATTTATTCTCCTAAATAACTAATAGCGTTTTTCAACACAACAACATTGTCTTTAAACATACCCAACCCTCTATTACAATCAGAACACAACAATCCACGTATTTTACCTGTGGTGTGGCAATGATCTACAGCTAAACTAGAAGACTCATCATCCTCATGTTTACCACAAATAGCACAGGAATTATTTTGGGACTTTAACATTTGATTATAATCATCTAATGTAATACCAAACATTTTCTTTAGATCAGAGTTCTTGACTTTATTTGGATTAGCTTTACGCCACGCCTTTGCATACTCAGTTTTATCGGCTGAACTGGCAATAGACTCCTTCCAAAACAGATTACCTTTAACGTAACCAAGAGTTTCATCTAACTTCCGTAGTGAGTGTTGTGGTGTCGGTCTTAAACCAACCTCCTCAACAAATACCCAAAAATCTTCAAAAGCAGGATCAATCTGATGCCTACCACGCATCTTCTTAAGCCAACCCCAAGAATTATATAAAGGATGCTTCTCTTTCAAACCCCAATCTAAAGGTCTTGTTTGTTCTGTTGATCCGTGTTTCCTCAAACGTCGATAATGCGTTTCACACAAACCTTTTGCAACGATAGGATTAAAGCAATTTGCACAAGAGCAATGTTCCATAGTGTTCCTCCTCAAGGGTCAGGTATTATGGATTAATGTTAGTGTTATTTAGGACTATGCCCCAGTCGACCCATAAATACTGCGCGGGTCTGACCATCCGAAAGAGTAACGAGCAGTGGCCTTGAACTTGGCGTTCTCAGTATCAAAGTCGTTATCCATCTCGAAACCATCAGCACGACGCTCGAAGTACTTGAGGCCATCATTAACATCAGTTAGGATGAACCAAGCATCTGCATCGGTGAGGTAGTGGTTGGTAACTACTTCGCTAAAGATACCCATGTCTTTGATGACGTTAGGATCGTTTAGATCAGTACCAACACGACCATCAGCGCCGAGGATACGTTTAACTTCAAACTGCTGCTGATAAGGAATCACGAGCTTGCGTGGCTTGGCAGCAATGAGAAGACCACGATCATCGCGGAAACCAGCAATGTCAATAACAGCTTGCTCAAGCGCAGCTTCTGACATGTCAGCGGCAGTAGCCGGGCCGTTGGTGAAAGTACCACCAGAAACGGTTGCGTGTGAAGCAGAACCGCCACCGGCAGAGGCGATTAGAGAAGCACCATCACCACCAACATAGTTAGTATCGAAAGCGCGGTTATAGACGTTAGCAGCAACAATCTCTTTGGTCTGACGCATGGAACGAGCAAGACCTTTAGCCTTCTGAGCGCCGACTTTACCGTACTGGTCATCTTCATAAATCTCACGAGTAACGATGAAGCCTAGTGCATAGACAACATGGTTGTAACGTGAGGTAAAACCTTGACGCTCAGTGTCATAAGTGATTGGAGCGCCTTCATTCTTAACGGAGGCTAGACCAAATGAGCTAAGACCAACATCCTCTTCGTATGCCTTGTCGGAAGTGTTCTTCTCAAACAGCTTAGACCACTCTTCAGGATAGTCATTGTATGACTTACCATAGATGGCGTTAAGACCCGGCCAAAGTAGCTTGGCAAAACTGGAACTAGTAATAATACCTGACATTTTCTATTCCTCTTTATCAAACGCCAACAATGGCGTTACCCTGTGCATGGGTAGTTAGTTGTACAAGCACCTTGTTGTAAGCTGCTGGTGCTTCGTTATCAACACGCTTAACGTAACCAACAACGTGCAACGGACGGCTTGCAGAGGCAGTAGGAGTAGTAGCATTAACATACATACCAGAAGTACCAGTAGAGGTAGAAGCAGAAGAAGCCAAGCAGCCTACATCAGCATTTAGACCAATGTCGGCTAAAGCATAAGAAGCAGTAGATTGAACCTCAAAGATAAGGTCAGGGCTATCAGCAACTAGGACATACGCTTTGGTGCTTGCGGGTACATACTGCGGGGTGTCAAGAGCGATTGAGCCAGCAGTCATCTTACCATCGACAGGATCAAGTTTGCTATTAACAACACCAACAACAACACCCATTGCAACACCAGCAGTTACATCATTTGCAGTGGTAGCGGCTGATAGTGACTTAACAGTAACTAGACCAGAGGTTGAAGCATTGGTTGAACGAACTACAATGTCACCAACGAAAATTGGAACAGTTTCGCTTACAGAGACTTCGTAGATATTGGCTTGACCGTTATACGGTGCGCCAGTGAAATGCTTAACTGGCTTTAGGCCAGAAACGCGAGAGGTATTTGCCATTCTTGTTTATTCCTTAGAGATGAATTACGACATTTTGATAGAGCCGTACATTCCTTTAGTGTCTTTGGTTGCAGCTTCCAGTTCGTCGATCTTCTGTGCTTTTGCCTTTTGATCTTCGTTAAAGAATTCTTTCTTTGTACGCATCAAATATGAGACAGTGCCATCGTTACTAACAACACGCTTAGAAGAACCAAATCCTGAAATATCAACCGCATTTTGATCCCCTACAACTACATCAGTATCAGTCACAAGTTCATAACCTGCTTCTTTGAAGTTATGAATACGGCTACCAGTATCATTTACAAAACGGTAATGATAGTTAGGGTCTTTATCCCCGCTGATAGATTGTGGACCACGACTGTGAAGTGGTTTGCGGGTAGTGCGTTTTTCGATTTCTTTAGCCATTACTTAATGCCCTTCATTTTCTTTAATTCGTTAATATAGTCGTCTTTTGACATTACACCAGCACGGACAAATGTGTTCATTGTCTTGCGTTCTTCCTCACTCATTTCAAATGAGCCTTTCTTGGAAGCAGGGGTACTATTACCCTCAACGCTACTAGGTTTTGCGCGATTAGGATTAACGAATTTATCCTTGAATCGTGACTTGACTTGGGTAGTTACATACATTAAAACTTCTTCAGGATCAAGACTCGGATTCTGTTGAGCATAGCCTAGACCAACTGCATCGGCAAAGTTACGCATTTCCGGATCAGCTTGATACCATTTATTCTCAGCAGTCCATTGAATAAACCGTGGGTCTGGTTGATTCGGCTTGCCTTCCTGTACAACTTCTCGTGCCTTCTGTTCGGCCTTTAGGTCTGTTAGTAGCTCAGTGGTTTCTAGATAACCGTCAGAGTTTCCATCCTCAAGATGTTTCTTCTGTAGTGTTTTAAGCTCACGTAGAGCATTGTTATACTCAGTCTCTTTGACTTTACTGTGATGCTCTTGAAGCATCTTTAGGGCTTTGCGAGTTTCTTTCAACTCCTTACCCATAGAATCAATCTTACCAAATAGCTCCCCACGTTCTACGAACTCTTTGGGGCTACGCCATTTAGTTTTGTCTCCTTCATATTCATCAAGAGGTTTCCAACCCTGCTCGCGTGCTTGCTCTTCATAAGAGTCTGCTTGTGGAGTTGCTTCTACTTGTGGAGAATTTTGTTCTACTTCTGGTGCTTCAGCCACTTGGCTTTCAATAACTGCTTCAGTCATTTTCTATTCCTTATTGGATAATACAGAGAACATCACTATCGTTTACGATAACATATTTCTTGTTATCAGTATCTACAACTTCTTTACCAGAGTACTTGGTAATGGATACACGATCACCAGCTTTTAAGATGCTAGGATCACGCCCGTAGTCCTTAAAGGCAGTCTGTCCCACTTGGACTACTTCACCATACTCGACGGCTTTAGCTTCACGCTTATCAAGAGAGAGTTCGATACCAGCAGCTTTAGCACGACGATATACGTCATCTACCTCAGTTGCATCGTCTAGCTTGATTAACACGTGGTGTAATAGGAGGGTAATCATTCTTCTACCTCTTCCATATCTTCCACACGAAATTCCTGCATCTCACGATAAGCCTGAATCATACCCACCG